ATTATTACCTGCTTGGTCCTGGATCGTATCTACTTTTATAATACTACTCATCTTCTAATTCCTTTACTCTAGCTGTCAATTCTTTTATTGCATTAACTAATACAGGAACTAAATGTTCGCCTTTGTATTTTAATTTTTCAGGTTGTTCATTATCAATAATAACTGGGTTATCTCCTTCAAGTGCCATAATATCTTGAGCTTTAAATCCATATCTTACATCTCCATGTGGAGTATCATCTTCTCTTGATGTTTTAAATTGAAATGAAACAGGATCTAACTTATTTACAAAATCTAAACCATGAGGAACAGTTCCAAAATTAGTTTTATCTCTTAAATCAGATGTTACTGTAAAAGCTACTTTTACATAAGCATTAGTTGTAGCATTATTTCCAATAATTACTCTATGATCTTCTGAAGTAATATTAAATATTTTGCCATGATCTGCATTATCTCCTATAGTGTGATTGTTACATCCTGTTGTTAAACCATTACTACCTTGTACTCCTAAAATTGTATTTCTTCTCCCTGTTGTCAGGGCTGGAGCACCTACATATCCAA